TACAAACCAATCACCGTCATTAACATTATGAGTCAATGATCCTGTGTTATCTGATTTGCAATTCTCTCTCACTATGATAGATAGCATGACAATCAATGCAGAGGAAGGACAACAAGCAACATTTACTGTAACATTAAAATCAAAACCAAGTGCAACAACTACTCATACAGTATCGTATGATATAGATCATAAGTTATTAGCAAGACATTCAGTATTCAAGATAGCAAACAATCTCGCTTGATTGGATGCAGCTAGTGTTATATGTTTGAAATCATTTGAGATAACATTCAATAAGAATTTAGAGGATGATTATTGTATGTGATCATTGACTCCAATGGACTTTATCAACAAACAATTCTCTATAGAAGGAAGTTTCACGGCAAACTTTACAGATAATACATTTAGAACTATACAGTTAGATTGAACGAAGAAAGCTGTAAGATTTTCTCTTATAGATACAGCAAACACTATTGGATTAACAAGTAAACCTGAAGTAACAATTGATTTAGCATTAGCATCATTTACAGAGTTTAGTAGATCACAAGGTAATGATGAAGTAGTAACTCAGACACTCACATTCAAAGGTATATACTCACAAGTTGATGATGAGACTGTTATAATCAATGTAGTAAACACAACCGCAGACTATACAGCATAATCTATTTAGATATTAAAGTAATGCAATGTTATATACAAAAGAGTTAGCAGACGAATTGAAAGTAAAGTTATTAGACATCATCGTAAAAGTAGAAGATGATGACGATTGGGCTTTTGATGTAATTGCAACTACACAAGATACTGATAGAGATAACGAAGTAATCAAAATCAATGGATGGGATACTAAGAACCGAGAAAAAAATCCTGTGATCCTTGCTAATCATTACTACACTATAGAGAATATCATCGGTAAAGGTGTAAAATTCTATACAAGTAATGGAGTCAAGAGATTAAAATGAGTATTCTCTCAGAGTAATCCATTATGAATACTTGCAAGAAATCTATATCAAGAAGGGATGCTCAAGAGTGTATCTGTTGGATTTATACCACTCAAAAGAAACGAATTAGATTATAAGATCATAGAGAAAGCAGAGTTATTAGAGGTATCATTTGTTGCAGTACCATGTAATCCAAACGCTATATCATTAGATCAGAAAATATATGATGAAGCGGTAAGTAAGTGATTGATAGTAGAGCAAGAAGAGGAGAAAAAAGAGGAAGTAACTATTGAACAACTACAATCAGAGATAAAAGAGATCAAAGATATATTGAAATCAATGGCTGATGACAAAGCCAAAGAAGAAGAATTGTCTGAGGAGATCGAGAGAGTGAAAGCTCAAAAGGAGTTACTCCAAAAAATCAACAACGCTACAGCATTGGCGTTACAAAGTATGAAAATGCTATAACCTTTATTTATTATTTATTTATCACATGGACAAAGAACTCGTGAATGAAATCACAAAATCAATGACTGACACTATTGAAAAGTCATTACCTGAAATCGTAGAGTCTACAGTTTCAAAGAAAGTAGAAGAATTAGCGTCTAAATCTGCATCTGAAATCGAAGAAATCAAAGCAGAACTCAAAAAGATGAACTTGACTGCTAAAGCTGCTGATCCAGTAGTAAACCAATTTGCTAAGAAAACAGCTGTTGTATCTATATTCAAAGATGTAATGAATAACAATGTAACTACTGAAGCTGGATTCAATGCTATTGTTGAAAAGACTGTAAAGACTATGTCTGAAGGTGTTGCAACTGATGGAGCTGAATTAGTATTCGATCAATTCGAAACTGATGTATTGAGAGTAATCAACACTTTCGACATCGTGAACTCTACTCGTATTTTACCACTTGCTAAAGGTGATAAAGTATCACTACCAAAAGCTACAAACGGTATAACTACTTATTTCGTAGCAGAAGGTATTGCATATACTGGAAGTGAAGCAGACACAGCATTCGTTACAATCGATATTGCTAAAGCAGCTACACTTACTGATATGACACAAGAACTTCTTGATGATACTATGACAGTACCTGATCTTTATGATCTTATTGTTGAATTCATCGGTGAATCACAAGGACAATTCCTAGAAACACAAATCTTAACTGGTACTGGTGCAGTAAAATGAGTATTAGTTAATGCTACTGTAAACAAGATCTATCTTGGAACTGGTAACACAGCTGAAGACATTACTGATACTGTATTAGTAAATGTAATCACTAAAGCAGCAAGAAAATACAAGAGAACAACTTCTCAAGTGAAATTCTATATGTCACAATATGTATTCGGTAAAATTCTTGCTCTCAAAACTACTGACGGATATCCACTATATCCTGAAATGAGAGGAGCAACTCCATCACTTATGGGTTACGGTATCGTAATGTCTGATGTTGGATTTGTACAAGATGTTGCTACTGATATTGAAGATGGAGTATGTCTACTATTCGGTGATCTTAAATACTTCACACTATGTAGAAGAAAAGGATTGACTGTAGAAAGAGGATACTACGGAGATAACTGGAAGAAAGATATTCAATCACTTAAATCTAATACTAGATATGGTGGAACTCTTACATTCCCTGAAGCATTAACTGTTGTAATCAACGGAACAGCTTAATTATATTAGGAGCATAGGGTTCGCTCTATGTTCCTTTTATTTATATGTACATAGTTATATTATGTATATATAAATTTATCTTATAATTATTATAACATGATAGAAGTAAAATTTATTAAAGAGTTATATCCATATAAAGCTGGAGAAGTAGCGAAAGTAAAAGAAACAGTATATAAGATGCGAGAAGGTAAAGGGTATTTTGAGAAAGTAACGAAAGAACAAGAACCAAAAGAGAACAAATCTATGGCTAATAAGTGAAAGAAAACAAAAGCTTTATAATCTATAGTAAGTTATGATTGTATCATTGAGTGATCTAAAAAATTATTTATGAATATGTAATGATAGTCAAGATCGATTGCTCGGTCTTTTTCTCGATAGTGCAGAAAGTACAGTATTATCATATATAGGGAGAGATATAGTAGCAAAAGATTATACAGAGATAAGAGATGGTAACTGACAAAAAGAATTCACAATGAAAAACTATCCTATCAATACTATTACTTCTATTTCATTGAATACATGAACATATGATAACAAAGTATGGACAGTTATTGATGATGTTGAGTATACATTTGATGGTAATGTCTGACAAATATACTTCAGAAATAATTTGTATAGAGATTTCCAAAACTACAAGATACTATATAATGCTTGATATAACCCAGCACCTGCTGACATAAAGATAGCGGTATTGAAACTTGCAAGTAGTTATTATAATAGTAGAACAAGTGATGGAATTAAAGGAGAGACGGTGAATGGTGATCGTATCGACTTCGATACATCGTCAATACCTGATAACATTATAACTATTTTACAAACTTACAGAGATATGTAATGGGATTCAAAAAGGATACAAAATTATGATCTGTGAGTAGATTATGATACAATACAGAAACATGATACAAGAAATCATGATATAATAGTACCTGAAAAAGTTATTACTGACACCTGAAAGCATTAACATTGAAAGACTGAGTAGAGATTGCGAACTTTGGTAAAGAATTCCAATTTAATACTATATACGAGGCTGATATAAAAGAGAGCGACAAACTCACTATAGATTGAATAGAATATAATGTAAAATGAGTATCGACATTTGATTGAATAACATTCAGTCGTTTAATGTGTATCTTACAGAAATGATAACAGTAGAGATAAAGAACATTGATCAGCTTATTGCAAATATGAATAGACTTGATGTAAGGTGAACTATTAACACATCATTAAGAAAATCATTATTGGCATTAGAGAGAGAAGTAAAGATAGTAACTCCTGTAGATACATGATTATTAAGAAATAGTTACGAGATGAGTTTCTGAGATTTAACAGCTACACTATCAAACTTTAGAGAATATGGTATATATGTTGATGCAAAACAGAATTTCCTACAAAAAGGTATTGACAGCAGTGAGGATATAATTAATAATATATTTAATAATGATATCAATAATTTATTACAAACATTATAACAATGATACAGACATTATCAGATAAACTATTGGCTTTGTTTAGTACATTAGAGTGAGATAATAAACCTTTCGTTAATGTTTACGACTATCATACCCTAGAAAATAATTGATACCCTTATATGACTTTCGAGCCTGTGTGATTCAATGCCATTATATCAGATAGTTGCAATAATGAGAGAACATATACATTTCAATGTTTATTGTTTCAAGAGATAACGGAGACCGGAGGTAGAAAAGAAGCAAAAGAGATAATAGTAAAAGCAATAAGTGATGTTATAAAGTTATTAGATGAAAACTACACATTAGATTGAACTGTTACTATGGTACAGCCTGTATGATGAACTATTACGCCGTTCGTTATATCAAACGGTAAAGCTCTTGTTTGTGAACTATCTTTGGAGGTCAGGACAATAGAATTTATATGATAATTATTCAGTATGTGATTTATAAGTAACCTAAAGACATTGATATATGGTAAATCGTTCCCATCCACAGAGGGTAGTTTTTACCCTTTGACAAATACTTCTTATAATGTCGGAGAACTAACAAGATCAGACTATATAAGATTGTATATATCTTGGCAGTATGTTGCTGTGAGTACTATAGCGAATGCGGTTGCTGATATTAACCATTCATTGACTACTAAGAAAGGTAGCGAGAAAGAGATCAATCATCAACATCAACAGTTATTGACCTATGAATTACTACAAACAGTAGTTTCATCATTACAATTAACATGATCTGCCTATTTATTGAAACAAAGGATCGGTAAGACAATAGATAGTCTCCAATATATGAGGACTGACTGTGTACAATTAGAAG